TGAATGTGGGGTTAGCGTTAGCCGTCTCTGTATTAAGACCGTAGAACGCCCCTATACCATAATCAAAGAACCAATAGCCATCGTAGTTATACCCCTCTAAGCCATTGAACTGACTTGCATTGTTTAGGTATATACTTTTTTGCGTGCCTGTTATCCTGTCAAAGTCTAGGTTTGAGTTCTCCTCCTTTAAAACATTCCCCGCCTCATCAAATAACATACGGTAGTTGTTGTCCTGTAGGTAGGATGTGGCACTGTTTACCTGAATGTTTTCAGTTAAAGGTCTTATCAGACCATCCTTATATAGAGACACCCTAACCCAATTCACGTAGTCAGGAGGCAAAACAAATCTCAAGCTATCAGAAACCTGTAGCTGTAGAACCTTTATCTCCTTGAACGCATCATAGTTTAGCTCCTGTATACCACGCTTCGCATGGAACAAGACCTTGTATCTCTCCTCGTTGTTTACCATAGAATGATTCCCTGAATACATCAGCATATAGTTGTTGATGATATCGTACAGGGAGATGTATTGGTATGAACCCCAATTAGCATCCTCAGGGTTATTACCCCCATTCTCGTAGTATTGGTATTGTGTTATATATGACATTATTTTTCTTGTTGGTCATTCATTGTTTCCTCAGCCTTTCCAAACTGCACGGCTGCCACCTCTCTTATTGACATACCCGCATACTGAAGAATCTTATTTACTAATCCCACTTGGTCATCAACCGCTAGCTCAAAGTCTTGGAAGTCAGCCTGTGACGAATCAAATATCGGCTCACCATTTGTGAGTGTGATGTATGTCCACTTCGGGTCCTTAGGGTATCTTATATACTGACACAGAACACCCTCTGTCAATGTAGATGGATGTGTTGTAAGTATACTGCCCTCCTGAGTGTATGCAGGAAACAACCTGTTTGGTGCGGTCAGTGTTGAGTTGTTAAGCATTGTTATCTTCCCCTGAGTAACCTTCTCAAGCTCGTTCTGTTTTGGTTTGTATATAATATATCCTGAAGCGTTTACTGTAAATATATCTGAAGATAGTACCAATATATTTCCACTAAGAACCTGTGTTACAGTGGCATATGATGGAGCCACAGGTCTAAGGTTGAATACAATGTCACCAACCTGAACCCCGTCTGATATAAAATCAGCAGCACTGTCCTCAAGATTATTTACAGCTACAGCAGTACTAGTACCACTTGTTACTGTCGTCTCATAACCCAATACCTTATTAATAAGATAATAGTCATCACCTGTATACAATTGAGCAGGCAGGAAAAAGGTATTGTTAGCATTGTGCGTAAGATATTTTGTCTCTGAAAAAAACTCTATAACCTCCTCATAGCTTCTCTTAATGTCTGCATACCCTGTACCCGACTGACGAGCATTCTCCTTCTGTATCTGATAGTTGTAGCTATAAAAATAGTCATCGAATATATCTAGCTGTGCCTGCTTTGCAAATAGATTGAAATCAGATGGAGAGATATATCCGTAATTGTTTTTATTAAGAATAGATAGAACGGTATTTCTAACTGAGTTTATCATCTTTTATTTTCTTTACACAAAGATAAGCAAAAAAAAAGAGGGCTCGTAAAAGCCCTCCGTTTCATAGCTTGGAGTTAAGTCTTTAAGCATTAAGAATGCTTGTTACTGCTTTTGGTAGAACAACCTCAAAGTAGGCTTTCTGCCAAGAAGTAGCAACAGCAGTTTGAATAGCACTTAAAATCTCTTCATAAACATCAGCACCAACCTGATTTGCATTAATAACTGTAGTTGTAGTGCCATCGAAGTAATCAATAGTTACATCTGAGGATGTAGCATTTGCTGTTCCAATAGCTTTGATTCCATTGATAGAAATTAGCTGACCTGTTACGGGAGCGTTTGTGACTTTTAAAAATTTTTCCATTTGTAAAAAGTATTAATGGGTTAATAATACCACAAAGATACATAAAAAAAGGGACCCTATTAGAGTCCCTTCTTGTTTGAGTATGAATCAAACTTTCGTTATGAGGATTACAAATGTACAAATAATATGCCAACTATGCAAATCATAGTAGCTTCTCTAAGAATTTTAATGCATCAATACCCTCATCGCTTTGGAAGTAGCTGACAACCGTCATGTATGGGTCGTCACCAAATGGTACGTTAAGCATCTTCTTTTTATTTGTCGTGGTACTGAACCATACCTCCTTCTGATTCTTTCTAAATTGAAGTAGTCCTACCTCAAAAAATCTTCTCGATGTAGCCTGTAGCTTTAGCTCAGGGTCTCTTACTACGTCTAAGAAGTCCTCAGGGTAGTTACGAGCATACAGGAGAACATCTCTCTTCATCTCTGCTGTTGAAACCTTAGAGGTGTCTATACCAAAGATTACTGAAGCAATATTCTCAAGCTGTCCTAAACTTAATTGACGTGCCTCGATAAGTGCGTCAACCTCTAAGTTTAAAATCTCTACATCCTCAGATGCATCCTTCTCATCATTAACCTCCATGAATGACTTTCCATACATAGGGTGGTGGTGTAAGAACTGCTGTAATACTTGGTTTCTTTTTTCTACATGAAGAAATCCATCTTCAAATATAATAGGTTCTACAATGGCGTTGCCGTCCTGCTCATCCTCAAAGGGAGTCTTCTGATTGATAGCATATCGAAGAGGTCGGTTTATACCCTTGTCTTCATCAAACCATAGTAGTGGATATCTTTTTGTGTTGCGAGATGGTAACATAAATGTTAACGGTGCAACATCTCTTGTGAGCCGATAGCTCTTGCTTGTGTATTTTTCTTTTGTTTTCATTAGATATAATTAAATTTTAAAAAATAGGGAGTGCCCTAAGACACTCCCTGTATGGTGTCAACCTATTCTTACTCTTGGAATAAGAAGAAGTTGTTAGCTCCTAGAGTACATACCGCTCTCTCAGAAAGGAAGTTAACCTCCATTGCATCTAAGTCAGAAGTACGAGCCCCTCCTGCAGAACCTGTAATCCAAGTCTTGTATCGTCTGTCTTCAGTCTCTGAAGCTCTGTAACGTACATGAAGGAATGGACGCTTAGCGTTCTTTCCAAGGATTTGGTCATACACAGTAGTGGAACCTGCAGGTACTAATAGTCCGTTTACACGTCCTGAACCTGCTCCTGTTGGTAAACCACCTCTCATCGTTGGGTCGTTTAGGTATTTCCAATCAGACTTGTAGAAGTCATAACCTCTACGGAATCCTGTGAAACCTAAGTTAAGTGCCATCTCTTCGTCATTGTCAAACAATCCGTAAGATGTACCACCCGCTCCATAAGAGTTCTGAGCTGCTAACATATCGTCAATATCGAAACCGAACTGACGGTCTAAGAAGATTACATTCTCCTCGATAGAACCTTGCTTGTCAAGACGTGAGATGATAGCATCAAAGTCTGCCAAAGCTACAGGGTTTCCACCTGACCATACGTTACCTCTGTTCTCTACAGAATAGAAGATACCCTCTGAACCTTTGAAGCTCTGCCCAATTGCACCTGAACCTGCCTCTGCAGGAACTGCCTCAATCATTGCTGTCTCAAGGTAGTCGTGCCTCAATCATTGCTGTCTCAAGGTAGTCGTCAAAACGTAGACGAGTCTCGTGCTCAGACTTCAGGTACCATAGGTATCCGTTAGCCCCGTTCTCAGTTGTTACCTCAATCCATCCAATCTGTGCCATATCAGAACCTGATACAGAGTATTTATCTTTCAAGATGATTGGAGAGTTGTCAAGGATGATGTCGTCAGCCTCTAAAGACCCCTGCATTCCTACTGTTCCTTTTCTAAACTCAGAACCGTAGATGAATACTGATACATCAGCATTACCTACTGCTGAACCTCCTGTGAAACCTGCTGCCTCATAGAAGGCTACGGTAAAGGTGTTCGCTGTTGGGACCGCTGTTACGATACCCTTATTACTTCCACTTCCGTTATTCTGAACAACCATAACCGTCTGTCCTACTCGGATAGCGATAGATGGTGTACCTAAGGCTCCTGCTGTTGAACCTGCAGGTGCTAGGGGGTCATTTACCGTAAAGGTAGCATTTCCTGCAGCCACTAATGGTGCTAAACCTACGTTTGTGTACTTCGTGTGTAATCTTCCCTGCTCTGCCCATTTGATAAGGTCTGAGTTAGAAGGCATCTCTGCTCCTACTAATCGTAGGAAGGATGCGATTGTTCTATTACCATAACGCTCAAATTCT